TGGCGAGCGGAAGAAGAGTGCTGTCTACGTCAAGAACGACAGCGGCAACGTCATCAAGGTTCGCTTCGGCGACCCGAACATGGAAATCAAGCGCGACAATCCTGAGCGTCGTAAGAACTTCCGCGCGCGGCATAACTGCGCGCAGGCTAAAGACAAGACGACTCCTAAGTTCTGGTCATGCAAGGCTTGGTAATTTTGTAGTTAAAATTCATTCTAACTGATATGGACAAGATGAAACTTGGTGGTGGCGGACGTTACGAGAAGCTCGTTGGCGAGCTTGAGAAGAAGGGCGTCAAAGATCCGGCGGCATTAAGTGCCGCAATCGGACGCAAAAAATACGGCAAGGCGAAGTTCCAATCGCTCGCCGCCAAAGGCCGTCGCCGCGCTGAGCGTGAGAAGGCTAACGCCTAGGTCGTCCGCCCCACGGCTTCTTCGTCGCCGCCGCCTTATCGACTACAAACTGCTCAGGCGGTGCGTAGTCCCAGGATATCGTTCCGACTCCTCGTTGAATGACGATAGAGCCGGTTTTGTTTCCGTTTTTATCCTTCAGTCCTGACCTATCTCCGCGCTTCGCCATTCCGAGCATGAAGCGTCTCGGCTGATTGAATCCAACCTCCTTCAGGACAATTACCTCTCTCGCCCAGTTGGTCAGGTCGGAGCTTCCGAATCCTGAGTAGGCCATGTCTGCCACGCTCTCCGGTTTGTCGTCCTTACCCTTCGGCTTGGGGAAGTGATGAACCAATACGATGACGACTCCTGTCTCCATCATAATCGGCTGGAGCAGATGGCGCGTGAAGTTCGCGCAGACCTCGATGTCCGATGGATTGCCGCCGATGTAGGAGAGCAGAGGGTCGATGTAAACGATATCCACCTTCGTTTTTCGGATGAGACGACGCAGCATGGTCGTGAACTCGACGCCGGTTCGAACTGCCTCGCGGAAGAAGAGCATGTCCGCACGGCGCAATCCGTTCCGCCAATCGCTTCCGAAGACCATCTGAGCGGCTCCCTTCAAAGCGTCATGCTGATCGGCGATATCGTTCTCAGCTTGGACGTAGGCCACCTTGAGCGGTCGTACCGGCTGACATCCGAACCAATCCGAACCTATGGCCCACCTCAGTCCTTGATAGAACGCCATCGAGCTTTTGCCGCATCCGCTCTGACCGACAAAGAGCATCGATGAACCGCGTCGAATCCATCTGTCGCCGATCAGGTTGTCAGGGTCGTTCTCAGGATCATAATCGATGATGCTCTGGAGCGTGAACTCCTGAGGCATGTCCTGCGATTCAAGGTAATCGGTGAACGCATCCCAGTTCACGACGCCCACATTGATGGCGACAAGCCTCTGCTCATTGCCATCGCGCATCACACCGGCAAGGCGACTGAACCTGCTCGCGTTCTTGTTCTTCGGATCGATGCCGAGGGCTTCGAGATGACGATAGACGACATCGCGACGCTCGTTCCATTCCTCCTTGTTCGCCGCCTCAACGCGCACCCATCCGTGCAGACTCTTGCCGCCGGAATCGATGACGACTGATAGCGGCAGTTTGGAATCCTTGAGGATCGTCCATTGCTCGTCCTTCGTCTTCTCGTCCATCTCCACCAGCACATGGCGGAATGCTGACACACCTGAATCCGATCCGGTTTCGTCGAGACACGGGTTGACTCGAACATACGCGCCACGACTGTCAGGACCGTTCCACATGGAACTTATGGGCGGCGTGAAATGCTTCTCAATCCACTCGTCGCGCTTGAGGAATGTACCCTTGGAAGCTGGCCTACCCTTACCTTCCTCGTCGCAGATGATGTCGTTGCAGATACAGACAACTTCATCCGGCTCGAAGCAGGCTTTAAGGAAGTCGATGGTTGTAAATCTGCATTCCGGTTGCGGAATTGCTTGGATCTTCTGAACGATAAACTTGCCGGTCGTTGATACGGGCGTTCCGCTTTGCGCTGATAGAAGCCACCCTTTCGGCTTGTCGTGAGAAACTCTAAACGCCTCGTTTAGTTTATGAACCAAGTCGTTCGGCTTCCACGGCGGCATACACTTCGCGTTGTACTCATGCAGGAGTGTTTCGGCTTCGCCATGCGATAGCTCAAAGCCATGCACCAGAGCGGTAGCTACTGCGAAGGTCGTGTTATGACCGCCCTGGCCGCTGACGGCACCGGGGGTGTTTCGAAGCCATGCTCGCGCACGGTCGATATTTGAATTGCTCATTCGATTCCAAGTTGTTTTCTCGCGAGTTCCCCGGACTTGCCAAGGTCAGTCTTGGCGATGTCTTGAAGAACAGAATTTGATTTCTCCAGCTTCTGAAAAAGGAGAGCCAGCTCTTTGGGAGTCATCAGGTACTTGCTCCACTGTTGGATGGGTATGGAGCGAGACTTGAACTTCGCAAAGAGCTGCTCTTGTGCGGCGATGTAATGGCTAGGGCTTCGCATCTATCAGCGCGAACTTGGCATTGAATTCAGCCTTCGTTCGAACGTAGAGCTTTCGTTTGCCTTCCCGCATGTAGACAACTCCAGACCACTTGGTTTCTCCGATTCGTATCTCTACGTCGTCGGAGAGGAGTTCAACCTGCACCGAGCTGTTTCCTAAGTTCTTGTATCTCATCTTCGGTTGCATCGTCGAGATGGCCTGAACCGCTCGAATGCCAGACTCCATCCACGTTTTGCTGGGGCTTCGGCCTGCTCATCCAACCGCGAAGAAGGGCATACTCGATCAACTGAGGGGCTTCCTTCAACAACTGTTGTCGCGTGATTTCAGATTTCATCGGGTTCGATTCGTTTGCCGCGTCGTCCGCCAGATCGGCGCATACCCATCTCGGTTCCAACCTCATTGGCGAATCCACGGCGGTTCAGCCATTCCTTGTACTTTCGGTCGATGTAAGCGAAGTCGATCCTTGGGGTCGATTCGTCGGCGTCTGCCACTCGGACTGTTGCTACTTTGTTCATGCTCATTTGTATATCTCGGTTGTTAGTTTGTAGTGTCGCTCAGCTTGGGTGCAGTTCCAGCACAGGTCATGTCCTGCGTTGCATCCGCATCCGAGAGATTTGAAGAGAACCTTGGCCAACCATTGGTATTCCTCGATGGCATGGCGCAGGGTTTCGATGTCGGTTTCTTGGGCGAGAGGTTTGGTAGGTTCGCTCATTTGACGACGAAGAGGATGAAGTACGCAGCGGTGACGACCATACCAGCGCAGAATGTGGCGATGAGGAGCTGCTTGAGTTCATCCGGTGAGGGAGGGCGGTACATTTTATGGTTCATCGCGTTCCCCCAAGAGCGTGATGGAGAATTAGCAGCGCGTCACAATTCTTCAAATTTACATCGAGGTGCGGATACAACTCTTGAGCTTTAGCTTTCAACTTACGCTTCCATTCAGGGCCGGTGGCGCATGACTTACGTCCTCCGAGTCCAAGAGGCTCCTGCCATATCTTAGGCTCAACTCGATGTAATGCGTACCCTTGAGCGTAGGCCAGCCCTTGGACGATGCCGTAGTTCTCGTGGAGCGTGGCCATGCTCGCTGATGATGTCAGTTTGCTGACGAACTTAGGAACCTTTTCGACCCAAAGATGAGATTCACTCACCTTGAATCCACTCAACAGTTGAGCGATGTCAGGCAATGACTCAGGCATTGTGAAGAGTATAATGCCGTCCGCAGTGTGAACTGCGAAACCGCCTCCAACTCCAGGATCGACCGCAATTATTGTTTTCATGTGATTGTTAGTTTATTCTCGGTTTTTTGTTCTGGATATTTTCTGTGGTGAATTTCGTGGCATGGACGACACAGCCAACGGACATTGAACCATTGATCTTGATCGTAGCTGTCATGATGGGCTTCAGGCTTACATTCACATCCACATGATGAGCATGAAGATGGGCGAGTCATCTTTCCTGAAATGATCGCGTTGCTTACAGCCAGTCTAGCCTTTTCACGCTCAGGATACTTCTGCCTCGACCTCTTGACTCCGGCGTTTGTTTGCTCGCGATATCGTTCAAATTTAATCGGGTCAGACTTTACTTTGGCTCTCCAATCTCTGGAATAAATTCTGGTTTTAGATGCGTGAAGAGCGTTGTATTCTGCCTGTTTTAACCGGAGCTTCAACCTGTTTGCTTCTCGATATTGAGCGTGTTTCTTGAGAATCGATTCTCGATTGGCCAAGTGGTGTTCACTAAGGCAAACCTTGCACCATTCTTGCCTTCCATCTTTTCGCCTCTTGTTGAGTGAAAATGCGTCAACAGGCTTTTCAGTTTTGCACTTCGTGCATTTTTTCATAACGAGTTCTTAGAAGCAAAGAACTTGAACGTGTTCAGCGGCGATTCGAACGGCAGATTTAGTCTCCGCTCCATCCACCCATCGCTCCACCTTCACCCTGCCTCTAACTCGCACTAAAGATCCAGTTGATATCTCCAGCATCCGTTCCGCAACTCCACCCCAAGAAGAAAGCTCAAAATCATCGTAATCTTCAATTAAACGACCGTCTTGGTCTGTCCAGTGTCGGGCGATTGAAATCACGCGGCGAACCATGAGTGCGCCAGTTTTTGTTTCTGATTTTCTGGTTGTGGCTCTCAACTCCCCAATAAGGGAGACTAAGTTTTCGCTTGGTGAAGCGGAAGTCACTTCGTTCATCGTGTTCATTTTAAAAATACGCAACCTAGTTGACGGTAGCATTCCATTCGCTTCTTCGCGTGGTATGCACCGATGGGGTGGAACTTGTCAGAAAAGTCCAGAATTGTCGCACAGTTTTTGGAATCTGTTTTCCGCAATGCGCGGCTCGCTCGCTGGATCGTCTTCTGCGATGACCGTCCTCCGCTGACCATGATCAGCAGTTCCACGTTCGGTAGATCAAGTCCTTCGTCGGCCAGAGAGGTGGCAATCATGGTTCGTAGGTTTCCGACCTTGAACTCCTCCATCGCCGCCTTGCGCTGCTTCTTGCCGATCTTCGAATGGACGAGGAGCGAACGTGGAATCGCCGCCTCGTATTCCTCGCCCAGCGTGATGCGTGGGATGAGGATGAGCGTCTGCATGTCGAGGTGTTCTATCGCGTAGTCGATGGCGTACTGATTGCGCGCATCATTCTGGCAGATGCCGATGTCCACTAGGGATTCCCAAGCGCACATGCGTTTTAATTCGTCATCACTTATCCGCATATACCGCCGTCTTGCTTGGAACAAGCGGTCGATGTTGTCGTCGATCTTCTGCTTCAGGTTCAGGTCGGTAGCGTCGGAGAGTTGAAGGTAAGCGTCGGCCAATGAATCGCCGATGTCGCTTCGCTTGATTTCGTAGGTGCGATTGCGGAAGAGCGTTCGCGTGATGGCGTTCCGGTCAGGGTCGTCGCCCCAAGGCGTGGCGTCGAAGCCGTAGCGCAGACCGTTGCAGGATTCGATGATGCCTCGCAGAACCTTTGCCGCGCTTCTCTTCGCCTCATCGACAATCAGAAGCTGTTTCTTGCTGAAGTCAACCGACTCATGTGGACAGCGAACGTCAACGATTCCGTCAGGAATTCCAGCGACACGGAGTGACACTCTTCCTTGCTGGCACGTTTCCACTGTGGGAGCCGTCCATCCAAACGACCAGTCGGGATGCAACTGGTGGTAATGCTTGATGATGCTCGCAGCAATCCATGTCTTGCCGCTGCCAGCCGGTGCGATGATCAGGCCGTCGCTAGTTTTGGCCCACTCTACTGCGTTCTTTTGGTAGTCTCTCAGATTCATAGTTTTAGGAAATTTGCCCCTCCGCCCACTGCTTCATAGCGAGCGAAGGGGATTGTGCCGCCCACACGGGAGGCTTCGCTGTCAAGCGTTAGCCGCCGATGAGGAGTGTGGTACTTGCGTCGTCCCACGCTTTTCATCCAGCAGCTTTCGCAACGCTTGGGCAGCGAGAAAGCCGATCTTGACTCCGTTCTGTTCGCAGTATCTGCGGAACTCTTCGTGGAGTGCTGAGTCGATGGTGATTACTGTGTTCTTCTTTTTGGGTTTCATGGTTTCTCGCTTAGTTCTTTGATGATCTTGGTCCTAGCTCGACCCTTCGCTTTGACGATGAGTTGCAGGATGATGATTGGGTTTACCGTTGAAACGTGCTGCCAGTATGGTCTGGCTGCGTCGAGTTCGCGTGCGCGGTCGATGTCCACCACAAGCACCTCGCTAGTCATCTTGTGTTTGTAAACGAACGCGACTGACAGGTCTGATGGGGTGTTCATTGTTTGGTTTCCTTAGCCCTATCCCAAGCGAAGCAGTCATCAGGATCAGCGCAATACAGTCGCATTCTGTCCCCCGCCTCCCCCAACCGCTTGATCTTAGCGTCAGCATTGTTCAGCGCCCGCTCCAAGGCACGCGCATGGTTGATAAGAACTTTTGGTTCAGGATCCATGTCATGTATAATTAGAAGCGTATCTGTTCGCAGCGTATCACTCACAGCTTGGCCTCCTTGGCTTTGGTCCAGATTTTGAGACGAATAAATACGTCCTCTTCCGTAACCATATTGTCCCCCGCCTCCTCCAGCCGCTTGATGCGGTCGTTGGAGGCGTTCAGTTCGCATTCAAGTTGTTCAGAAAACTCAGCATCAACGGCGGTGTCCAAATCATGAAAACCACGCTTCGCATCCGTCCTCGGTGTATCGCTGATCATTTTCGTGACGCCAGGAATATGATCGCTCACGGCTTCACCTCCTTCCCAATCTTAGCGTCGTCCCATCCCTGCAACAGGTTGTCCATTCGGATGGTCCTCATGCTCGGAGATGGAGGATTGATGAATGCGTACATTGCGTTGCCAGCTATTTCGAGTTCTCGGATGCGCTCATCGTAGAACTTCCTCTCCCCTTCGAGCTTGTCCCACAGAGCGCGGAGACGGTTTTCGAGTTCGGTGACGTACTTTTCACGTTCTCTCAAAGAGTT